GGCTTGGGTACCCAGCGACCTGCCCGAAGTGCGAGCAGTACGAAGGGGCCTGGAATCAGCCTGACGAGTACGAGATAGCCGCCTGGAGGTTGGTAACGCAATGAACAAGTGGCTCGCAATACTCGCGGTCCTGCGCCAAGGGGCGATGCTCACCAATGCAGCGACCTGGAAAGAGCGCCAAGTCCTGGTCAACGCCATCGCTGGCCTGCTGACAGCCGGCTACATGCTCGCCCGCTCCCAAGGCTGGATCGCCATCGAGGTGGACAATGCCGCGCTACTGGACCTCGGGTCTGCGTTCGGAGCGATCCTATTTACCGGCTACAACATCTTTTTCACTGTGGCGACCACGGACAAGATTGGCCGGGTTCCCGCTGACCCTGTTGCTCCTCCTAGCCAATTGCGCGAGCCCGCGGGACAGGCTACTCCTGGACCAGTGCAAACCGACCTTGGGCGGGGTGCAGGAGACGCTTCAAAACGCGATGTCAACCCGTTCCTGGACGATCAATGACATGCCGGCCTTATCTCCCGGTATCGACTGCGACTACTGAACATGAAAGGCCACGCCTTCCTCTGCTTCGCCGCCTGCGCCGCAACCGCCATCATTTTCGGCGGGGCCGTGGCCCTTGGCTACCTGACGGAGGCCCTGGCCAGGTGAACGAGGAGCCGTGCAGCCATCTCCTGCCAGGCGGCCCGCATTGCTACCTGGGCTGGAACACGGCCATCGATTGCATCGGGTGCTGCGCCTATGACGCACACCCGGAACCGGCCCTCTCCCATTGGGTGACGTGGCACGAAATCAGAAACGGCGTCGGCACCCGCACCGACGACGACAAGACCAACCCGGCGGGCAAGCGAGGAGCAGGTGAATGAGACAACCAAGACCGGCATCCGACGGGCCATCCATGCCGCCTGGGACAAGCTCCCGGAGGCGCTTACAGCCGCGGTCGTGGCGCTCGTGGTTTTCGGCTTTGGCCTTTGGCTTAACGGCCGGGACATGCGCGATGATCTTGACCGGGTTATGGCCGAGCAGCAGTCCGTTCGCTTCTGCGAGCGCGTCAGCACTTGCCCCTGCGTCGCAGGCGTCGCTTCAACCATCGCGGATTGCAAGCACGCCATCTCCCTATCGGAAGAGCACATTGAGTCCCACAACCGCGAGGCCGAGCAATGGAAACAGCGCATCCTACGCATGGAACAGCAGCTCTTTGAGATGAGCCGACACCAATGAGCGCCTATGCCCTGTGGTACCTATCCGCACCCGCCTGGTGGTGGGCTGAGTTCGCCGCCCATTGGGGGCAGCACACATGCTAACGTCCCTCCAGGCTCGGCAACATTACGGCGACCCCAAGGCGGAGTCCGCCATGGTGCTGTTCGATGTGCCGCGCGAATGCCAGGCGGCGGCGATCCCGCGGCGGATCTACTGCAACCGGGATCTGGTAAAGCCGTTGATCCGCGCCCTGACGCTGGTAGTCAACCGCGGCCTGGCCAGCAAGATTCGGACATGGGATGGCTGCTTTAACATCCGGGCCAAGCGTGGCGGTGCGTCACCGTCGCTGCACTCCTGGGGACTGGCAATCGACATCAATGCCTCCTGGAACCGGATGGGCCAGCCATCCACCCAAGACCCGCGCTTGGTGGCCTGTTTTACCGAGTCCGGGTTCGAGTGGGGCGGCGCCTGGACGCGCCCGGATGCCATGCATTTTCAGCTTACGGAGATTCCACAATGAGACTGCTCCTCGCAATCGCCCTATCCACGACGCTGTTTGTCGGGTGCGCGACCGCACCACCCCCGGCCCAACAAGAGGCACTGGCCTCCGTCGGCATCGCCAGCGCCATCGAGCGCACCAACGACCCGTCCAAGACTGCCGCGCTGGTTATCGAGATCGCCACCATGCCGCTGTCCGTGGACGGCGTAGCGAGCACCGTCAAGGCGCACGTTCGCTACGACAAGCTCAAGCCTTCGATCCAATTGGCCATTGACGCCATCCTCGATGAGCTTGACCGACAGTTCGCCGCCGACCTCACTACCGCCGACAAGGACGCGACCTTGGCCCTGTGGCGCCGGGCGGCCATCGCCGCCGCCGAAAGGTTCCTACCTCATGGCTGAATACCGCGAAGCCGCCGTTGAGGGCACGTCCCGGGTCCGCGCCCGGGCCATGCACTTCAACAACCCACTGGACGGGCTGCCTTCGGTCTATGTGGAGGAGGAGCGGGTCACACTCCTGAATGGCCATAACATCATCACCGATTGCGCGGGCGTCATGGGCAGCGGCGAATTGCCGGTCATTAGTGAGCCCATGACGGACATGGCGGCCACCTTCGCCCTGCGCGACCCGGTCACGGGTACCCTGGATACGAGCGGCGCAACGGCCACCTACGGGCAGATCTACGTCATGCTCTATTCGCTCTACTGGCACTTGGCCGAGGCGCGCGATGCCGCTCTTCCTTGATCCAAGCCTCGTCGTCGAGGCCCTGTCCGGGCTTATCCCGGGCACTGTGGCCGAGGTGGTAGAATTCACCGATGCGGCGCGGTCCAATCCGGCCAAGGCGCTGCCGAAATGGCCGCGCATTTCCGTGGTGGCGGAGCGTACCGCGCCTGTGGCTTCCCGCGGCTTATCGGATTCCGGATCGGTCGAGGAGACGATGCTCCTCCTGATCCAGGTAAAAACCAATGCCGTAACGGTCGCGGACGCCCAGGCGGCAGATGCCATGCTGGCCATTCGCGAGGCCGTCTACACCAGCTTGCAGGGCGTACCCGTGGCCGCCGGGTGGAAGCCGTCTCGCTATAGCGGCGGGCAATTCGTCGGCGTGGATGCCGACGCTGTTTACACCTGGGGCGAGCGCTACGTCATGCCCCGCCTTTGTTGATCTACCGGAGAATTCACCATGAGTTGCGCAAACCTTACCACTGCCGCCGGGACCAAGCTGTATTACAGCGCCACCCTTCCCACCACCTATGACGAGGCCGGTTATGCCGCCCTGACCTGGGTCGAACTGGCCGACATTTCCAGTATCGGCGAATTTGGAAAGGTCTACGCCACGGCGACCTTCAAGCCTCTGGCCACCCGCACCACGTGCAAGCGCAAGGGGTCGTATGACTTCGGGTCGATCCAGATGGGGCTTGGCTACTCCTCCGACGCCGCCGGCACCACAGCAATGCTCGCCGCCCTGGCCTCGGACCTCGGGTATGCCTTCAAGATCGTCCTGAACGATGCGACCGCGACCTTGGTTCTCCCGACTAAGTTCTATTTCGCCGGGCAGGTCATGTCATTCAAAATCAATCCTGGGTCAGACCCGGATGCGTTCGTCACCGCCACCCTCGAAATCCAGATCGACGGCGACGTGCTGACCGATGCCCGCTCCGCGACCTAACCCATAACCAGCAAGAGACAACCCTATGGCAAGTATCAGCAGCATCCACTTTTCCGCCACCAGCCCCATGCCGGTGCGCCATCCGGCCACCGGGGATGTCATGCGCATGGCCGACGGGCGCGAGCAGGTGATCCACCTTGCGGGCATGGACAGCCCGCAGTTCCGCAAGGTCATGGCCGACTACCAGGACCGGATCATCCGCAAGCGCAAGCCTGGCGGGGCCAAGGAATCCGAGGCCAATGCCATCGAGGCGGTCACCGCCTGCACCATGGGCTGGCTCCTGGAGGGCGATGACGGGGAAGAGATGCCGTTCAGCGCGGAGGCCGCGCGCGCCCTCTACACCGAGCATCGCTGGCTGCGCGTCCAGTGCGATGAATGGATGGGGGAGCGGGCGAACTACCTGGGGGAATCCGCGAGCGCCTGACGCTGTGGGCCAGGCAGCACGCCTGGCTGCACACCACGCCCCGCCGCAAGGATGAGCCGGGGCGCAAGTCAGGCGCACAAGGACCGCCCCTAGAGGCCCGCATAGAGGCGTTCCTGGCGCAGCGGGAACGCGGGAAGGACCCCGCCGAGCTGAACCTGCCGGAGACCGGAGACGATCAATGCCTGCTCGATTGGCTGTTCGAGGCCGGGGTGATGCGCTGGACGGAAAGCGGTCCACGCGGGCTCGCCTGGCCCGACCTGCACGCCTGGCAGGCCATGACCCAGACCGCGCTCACACCCTGGCAGGCGGCGACTATCCACCACCTCAGCGCCGCCTATGCCGCGTCCGCCGGGGCCGCGCTCGATCCGATGTGCCCATCGCCCATGGATGTGCCCATTGACCAGGACCGCGTAGCCGCCCAAGCCGCCGCCGTGTTCGGGCTGTTTGCCCGGCCCGACCAACCCGAAGAGACCTAGCCATGGCAGACCCCACGCTGAAGGTAAAAATCCAGGTCGATGGCCAGGATGCCGCGGCGGCCGGGGTCAAGAAGGTCAAGGCCGCGACCGACGAGTTGGGCGGGTCCAGCAAGAAGCTGGCCACGGAACAAGACGGCCTCGGCGCCGCTACGCGCGCCACCACCTCCGCTATGTCCGCCTTTGGTGCGGCGCTCTCCATTGCGGCGCTCGTCAAGCTCTCCCGCGACATCGCCACCGCCAAGGACGAGATGGCGGCCATGCGCCAGCAAGCCCTGATGATGTCCGGCAGCACGCATGGCTTCGAGGCCCTGTACGCTTCAGCGCAGCGCCTGGGCGTCGGGCTCAAGGATGCCAGCCAGGCGGTCAACTTCTTTGCCCCCGCCCTGGCTAAGCTCGGCAAGAGCTACGAGCAGTCCATCGAGTTCAGCGAAAACCTTACCAAATCCATGCGCGTCTATGGGCTGGAGGGGCAGGCCGCGTCCAGCGTCACCACTCAGCTAGCCCAAGCTCTGTCATCCGGCACCCTCGGCGGCGACGAGCTGAAATCCCTACGCGAGAACGCGGGGGGCTTGGCCATGAAGCTGGAAGAGGCCATCCAGCAGGTCCTTGGCACCACGGACAGTCTGAAGGACCTCGGCACCCAGGGGCGGTTGTCCAGCGAGGTGGTATCGCTGGCCTGGGAGGAGGTATTCAAGCAGCTCAAAGGCAACATGGAGGCCCTGCCGGATACCCTGGCGGCGCAAGAGGCGCGCGTCGGGAATGCCGCCAAGTTGCTGATGGAGGCGATGGACGGCGCCCTGCACGCCTCCGACTTCTGGAAGTGGTACAACCGCCAGCTTGCCGAAGGCATGGAGAGCATCGCCGATTCGATCAGCGGCAACGTGCGCGGCGGACTCATCTCTGACGACGCCTTTGGGCAATACGCCGACCAGATCCAGAAGATCAACGTCGAACTGACCTTGCTCGGAAAGGAAATCGAAAGCATATCCACCGGGTGGAAGTCATGGGGCATCAACGACGCCGTGCAGGCGAAGTGGTTGGCGGACCTCACCGCGCAGCAAGACCGGCTGATTGCGCAGCGACAGCAGTTGATCGAACTGGCGAAAGAAGAGCACGGCGTGGCAGCGGCTTCAGCGCAGTCTCAGGCGAGGTTGGCCTCAGATGCTGCGGCGGCGGAGAAGGCGTGGGCGGAGTCCAAGATCAGCCGGGCTCAGGTCGAGTCGGCTTTCGGCCGGGAAGCCGCCGCGACGCTAGAGCGGATGCTTCCGACGATTACCGCAATGGCGGAGAAATACAACCTATCTGAGGCCGCCATCATCGCGATGGCGAAAGCGGAAAGCAATTTCAGCCAGCAGGCCACGAGTGGGAAAGGCGCCGTCGGCGTGATGCAAATGACGGCCGCTGCCGCTGAACAAGTGGCCGCCAGGACGGGAGTTTCGTTCGCGCAGATGCGCGACGGGTGGAAGGAGAATATCGAGGGCGGCGCCGCCTATATGCGCTGGCTGCTGGACAACAGCAAGGGCGCCATCAAGAACATGGACGACTTAGCGCGGGCCTACAACGCTGGCCTCGGCGGGATGAACAAGGGCTTTGCCGAGACAGAGAATCACGGAAACAAGGTTTCGGCGGCCTATGAGAAGCTGACGATTGCAGGCAAGTCGTCCACCGAGATGATGGCGGAGGCAACCGCCGCCGCCAAGCAGCAAGCCGATGCGCACGCCAAGGCCGCCACAGAAGCCGAGCGCCTGGCCATTGCCCAGCGGCAGATCGACCAGGTGCCCATCGACGCGCAGAACAAGATCGATGCCTACCTGGCTGGCCAGCAAGAGCAGCTGCGCGTGGCTGGCTTGACGACGGAGGAAAAGATCCGCTCGGCCGAGGCGTCCAAGATCGAGACGATGGCGCTGGAAGAAGAGCACAAGGCCGTCCAAGCCCTGGTGCGGGGCAAAACCGAGCTTGCCGAGGCGCACCGCCAGGCCGCCGAGCGCATCCGCGAGGGGTCGAAGGCGGCGGAAGACAACGCCGTGGCGATCTCCAAAATGGCCGCCTCCGCCAAGGCCGCCGCCCCCAGCATTGCGGAACTTTGGAGCAGCACCGTCTTGGAGATGAGCAAGTCCATCCAGACTTCGCTCACCGACGCCTTTGCCGGGCTGTTCGACGGTACCATCAAGAACGCCTCGTCTTTCCTAGAATCCTTGAAAAAGGTCGTCATCCGCGGGCTGGCAAACCTGGCCTCCGCCATCCTGATGAACCCCATCAACGTGGTCATCAACGCCACGCTGGTCGGGGCGGCGGGGAATGCGCAAGCCGGGCAGACGACGGTGCAGTCGGCCTACAACGACGCGGGCGGCGGTTGGGGCGGGGTGCTCGGGGCTGGGAAGTACCTGACGGGCGGGAATAGCATCGGCGCGACGATGGCCGGGTACATGGGTGACGCCGCCGCAAAGTTCGGTCTGGCCTCTGAGGGCCTTCTATCGGCCGGGCAGAGTCTTGCAGCGACGAGCAACCTCATGCTCGGCGCGGGAAGCGTGCTTGGCAGTGTGGCCGGAAACCTCATCTTTCAGGGCAAGGGCTATTCGGAAATCGGGTCCAGTATCGGTGCCACGGCAGGTACCGTCATCGGGTCCATGCTGATCCCTGTCCTAGGCCCCTTCGGCCCGATTATCGGTGGCCTCTTGGGTGGCATCGGCGGCGGCGGGCTGGGCTCCCTGTTCGGCGACGAAGATCCGCCCACGCCTGAGACAATCTACATCCAGCAGAAGGGCGGGTATTTCGAGACCACGCAGGAAATCAACAGCAACCACGAAACGTTGCAGAAGGTGCAGGAGGCCGAGCAGGCCCTAAACGACCTGACCGGGGCGCTGGCAGACATCCTTGGCCCTGAGGCGGCGAAGGTGCGCAACGAGCGCCAGACCGTCAACCAATCCCTGCACCCGGAAGAGATCGGCGCCTGGCTCACCGAACAGACGAAGTACACCGTCGGCGAGATGATTGCCGCGTCCACGGGGGCGATGAAGGACCTGCTCTACAAGGCGTGGGTAGACTCCGGCTACGACATTGAAACGATCCTGCCCATCGCCCAGGAGGCAAAGGCCCTGCTCGACAACCTCCCGGCCATCACCGAAGAGATGCTGGACGCCGGGATGAACCTCGGTGACGACGCCGAGAAGGCGGCCTTGCAACTGCTGATTCTGGCCGGCGGCATCGAAAACCTGACGGCCTCGCAAGCGGCCTATGCCAACCTGTTTATCGGGCCGGAAGAGCGGATGCAGAATGTCGCGAAGGCCCTGGGGGAAGAGTTCGAGAAGCTCAACATGACCCTGCCGGCCTCCCGTGGGGAATTGCGCCGCATGGTTGATGCCCTGGACCTCACGAACGAGGAAAACGTCAAGGCGCGCCTGACCATCCTTGGGATGGCCGATACCCTCGACGAATACTGCACGAGCATGGAGGGCGGAGAGGAGGCGACCTCGGGCTTCATCTTTGTTTTCGACGAGTTCATTGCCAGGCTCAAGGATACCGAGGAGGAGTTATCCCTGGCGAAGAACTCCTACAACCAGTTGTTCGTCACGCCCGAGGATGAGATGGCCCGCCTGTCCCTAGAGCTTGCCAAGGCATTCGAGGCGTTCGGCTTCGTCCTGCCCGACACCCGCGATGGGTTGCAATCCCTGGTGGACTCCTTCGACCTGACCACCGAGTCAGGACGCCTGGCCTATATCGGCGTGATGCAGCTCGCGGCGGAACTCGACGCCTTCTACAACTCCCTGGACGACGTGAAAGACGTCGTCGATAACTACCTGAACGTGGTGCAGCAGTATTACGACCTGTTCACCGACGATGACCAGAAGTTGGCCGACCAGATCCAGTGGCTTGCCGACGCCTTTGCGGTGCTGGGGCTGGTGCTCCCGCCGACGCGGGAGGAGTTCAAGAAACTTATCGAAACCCTGACCGAAGAGCAGCGCCGCCTACTGGCTGAGAACGAAAACATCCTGGGCAAGCTCGACAACTACTACAAGGAACAGGACCGCCTTGCCGAAGAGCAAAAGCAGCGGGAAGAGGAAGCCAGGCGGGAGGCAGAGGAAGCGCAGCGCAAGGCCATCGAAGACCAAAAGCAGATGATCAGCGAGGCCCATAACGACCGACTGGAAGCGCTGAACGAAGAGTCGCAGGCGGCGCAGGAAGCGCTGCAAAAGATCAATGGGGTGGTCTCCTCCCTCAAGTCGGCCATCGCTTCGTTCCGCCTGGACAAGGACATTCTGGACCAATCGACCTTCCAGGCGTCCAGGGATCAGCTCGTCGCCTGGGCCGGGGGCAAGGGGTTGCCCGAGCAGGAAGCCCTGGACAAGACCCTGGGCGGACTATCGAGCTTCGACAAGAACAGCTACGCCACTCAGGCGGACTACGCCCGGGACTATTGGACGACGATGGGGGCCCTCACCGAGCTGGAGAAGCGCGGGCTGAAGCAGCAGACTGCCGCCGAGAAGATGGTGGACAACCTGCAAAAGCAAATCGACCTGGAGAATGAGTGGTACCAGGCTGAGATGGAGCGCATGGACGAGCTTGTGGCCGCCGTTGGCGAAATTAAGGCCGCAGTAGCCCCTGTAGCTGCTCCCGGAACCGCCCCGCCCGAGCAGCAACCCAATGCACCAAGCACGGCGGCCCAGATGGCCGAGTTGATTGCCGAGGTCAAGTCCTGGCGCGAGTCGCAGCGCATGGAGGCCGTGGACATGGCGACTTACCAAAAGCGTTCCGCCGATACCCTACGCAAATGGGACGACGAGGGGATGCCGGACAATCGCGAAGGCACAACCTATCTGAAGGTGGCGTGATGTATTTCATTCGGCCCAACACGATGACGCCGTGCGTCGCCACCACGTCGGCGTACAAATACCCGACGTGGATGTCGGGGGCGACCTACAACAAGGGCGACATCGTGCGAGACGCGACGGATAACGCCGACTTCAAGTGCCGGGTCTATTCCTATTCGGCGGCTACGCGACCAGGCTCAGCCTATTGGTACTATTGGGAGCGGCTGACGGCAAATGGTTCTGCCTCTGTGGGTCCGGCGACGTACAAGTCCACGTTCGCCACGTCGAATTACGACGCCTGGTCCTCTGGGGCAGGGGCCTACAAGGGGGACCGCCGCTGGGACACAGCCTCACAGAAGGAGTACGAGGCACTGGTCGCAATCTCCGGGGCGAATGACACGGTGCGACCATCTTCCGCCGTTCTGTCCCAAGACCTGACCATTCGCGGGCGGTGGCTTGAGATCGGGCCGGCCAACCTCTTCGCCCTGTTTGACGACGATGTGGCCACGACCGCGCAGGCCACCACATCCGCCTATGTCATCTTCGACGTGATTGGGCCTGCCGCCTTAGAGGACTCTGACTGCCTGGCTATTGTTGGGGTGACCAACGTCGCCACCATCACGATCCAGCGGCTCAACCCGGCGAACGATGCCGTGCTGGATACCACCGTCTACAGCATGGACTACACGCCGCAGACGTTTATGCTCAAGGATATGCTGGTGCACAGCTTTACGGCCGTGGACGATCCGCGCTTCAAGATCACGTTTACGGCGACGGTTGGATCGCCCTACCAGACCATCCGGGTCGGCAAGATCATCGGCGGGAAAAAAGTGTCCTTCGGGCAGACCGTGGAGAACGTCAACGTTTCCATCACCGACTTCAGCGCCAAGGTGGTGGACGAGACCTTCGGGACCTACCGTTTCATCAAGCGCGGCTTCTCGAAAAATATCGCGGCCCAGATCATGGTAGAGCACGGCCAAGGGGATCAGTTCTCGCAGTTCATCGAACAGGCCCGGGCGGTACCGACCTTCTGGGATTTCAACACGGTGCCAGGGGCGTTGAGTAGGGCCATGGTCTACGGCTGGTACAAGAACTACTCCTGCGTCCTGTCCGGGATCCCCTGGGACACCTACAGCCTGGAAGTGGCTGGGTTGGTGAACTGATGCCCATCAAGCTCCCCTCTGACTTGGACGTGCTGGCCAGTCCCACCAGCACGGACATCCTGATCGCTCAGCGCCTGCCCGAGCAGGTCGCCAAGCAGCTCACCATCGCCGACATCCTGGCGCTCGTGTCCCCCAGCGTCCCGGACTACAGCATCACGACGGCGAAGCTGGCATCCGGCGCCTGCACAAACATGAACTACGCCGGCATCAGCGCGGGTAAAGCGCTTCAGACCTATTTCGACAACATCATCGATGTCGCAATTACGTTGCAAGCGGCCTACTCCTACGTCATTGTAGTGGCTTTTTTTACTGGGTATGGGCAGCGCAATTCCGGGTCAGGTGACTACGGTGCAGAAATTGAGCTCCAGCGTGTCGGCGGAAGTACGATAGCGACTGGGTACGCCGGATTCGCTAGCGGAGGGTACTCCAGCGCAGCGGTCAAGGTGGGGAGTTCCGCGATGTTGATGGGCATCCACTGGACCGGCGCCAGCCCTGGGACCGTCACGTTCCGCCTGCGCGCCAAGTGCGTCTACGGGTCATCATCCGGGTACTGCACCGGCGGCACCATTTTCGCCTTCGAGATGAAGCGGTAAGATCGGCCGCGACTAGAGCGAAATCACCACGGGAGACGCCGCTAGCGCACAAATCCTGCCCCCGCTACCCAAGCTAGCGTACTTAACGCCCTGGTAGATGCCCGAGAGTTCGGCTACCAGGGCGTTGTCGCGCCTGGCGATCTGCACCGTACCCAGCATGTCGCGCAGGACCTCGCGGGCCGCGTCCACGTCGCGGGCAAGCTCGGTTTCCAGTGCGGCGGAGAAACGGCCATCTAACACCTGGCTTAAAAGCGAGCCCCGCCACGGGGCGTTTCATGGGTTGATAGGCTGGCGGTTGGCGGGGCCGCTTTAGCCTGGTTCGTTAGGCGGCCACAAAATCCAAACAGCGGCGCTTCCATCCGTACCAATCATGGTATGGATGGGACGGCGCATAGAAGCGCGGCCGGTGACCCGCTGTGCACTCCAATCCTTCGGAAAGAAGGCGATGTCTTGCGCAATCCTGGCAGTCGTAAGCTCGCCTCGGTAGCCTAACAAGCGGCTCAAAAGCGACGCGCGCATCGGCGCCGGTTGTGGTCTGTGAGTCTGTCATGTGCGCGCCCGCTTTAGCCTTTGTCGTTAGACATCTGGACCAGCGGCCTGGCGCTCGTTCCATGGGTTGACGTCTGGCACCGTGACCGCGCCGTTGTTGCGTATGTCCGCCCAACTCCAAGACTCGGCCCCGACCACATGCAGCAAAAACTGGATCTCCCCATCCGGCAATTCTGGGTGCCCTGTCTCGCGCAGTATGGCTTGCACCTTTTCGGCAATGTCACGCTTCTGTTTCACGGAAAACACAAAAACCTCCTGGGCGGCGCCCATATCGCGTAGTCTCGAAACAACCTCGTCCGCCGGTGCCATTAGTTAGCATCCTCTCGCTGTGGTGCGGTCATTCTTGCTGATCAATAGGCAGTGCTTCGGTTTCGAGTCTCAAAACGGAATATCCTCTATCCACTCATCGCACCCAGCCGCTTGTGCCTCTTC